ACCTCCGTGCCGCCCTCGCGCCAGCAGCGAGCGCATGGCAGCGTGCGGATGTGCTTCCACAGCCGCTCGGTATCGCCCGGCAGCAAGTCGCGCTGATCCTTCGCCACCACCACCGGCTCATTGCTGGCGGGCGCGTACACGCCTCTGCAGCCCTCGATCCGCTGAAGCGGTGGGCGTGGCTGGCGTGGGTAGGGCTTGAACATCACTTCACCGTGAGACGGTCGCGCTTCACCAGCTTGGCGCCCGGTACCTCAAAGCCGTCTTTGATCGCTTTCTTGATCAGCACCTTGTCCGGTTTGTAGGTGGCCGGCACCTCAGCGAGGTAATCCTGAGGCAACTGCCCTTCATCGAAGACCTCGATGGCTTCATCGCGGCCCACCTCCAGCTTGGCCTTGAACAGGCCGCGTTCGTCCTTGATCTCCAGGATGCCCGCCGCCGTCATGTGCGACTTCAGGTAGTCCTTGAGCCAGTCAGAGCGCTTGCGAGCGGTCTTGACACGGTCCATCAGTTCCTTGGCATAGGACTCGACCATGTCGGCCTGGCGCTCGGATTCGAGCATGTAGGCCACGACCGCTACCGCCTTGGTGGCCACGATGGCGCGCGCCCGCTCGAACCCCTCCGGCAGCTCGCCGGACTCTGGGTCGATCTGGTCGAGGAGTGCGCGCACGTCCTCGGTGGCTTTGTGAAGGGTGATGTCCATGCAGTTTCCTCAGAACGGGATGTCGTCATCCATGTCGTCAAAGCCGGTGCCAGTCGATGTGTGCTGGCTGGCGGCGCGAGGCGCTGGCGCGGTTGATCGGCCCCTGGTTCGGTTGTCGCGGATGGGCCGCGCAATGAGGGCTTCGAGCATTTTCGAGAGCCGCTCCGGCTTGGTCTTGCCTTCGAGGATTTCCGAGGCGGTCAGCTCGGTGTCAGCGTTGAAGACCCCGAAGATCACCATCTTTTCGGTGTCGGCGCCGGTCTGGTCGTTTGTGCCGAGTTCCTTCTGGAGTAGCAGGCCGATCGGCTTGCCCATCAGGTCGGGGTATCCGGGCATCTCGACCATCTCGCGCTTCTTGGTGTCCTTGTTCCACTTCTCGTACTTGATCCGTGAATCGCGGATCTCGCGCAGCTTCAGGCACGCCAGAAGTGCATTGACGGTCTTCATGCCCATCAGGACATCGCCGTTGGCCTTCGTGGTGTAGATGTCCAGGTAGTCCGCCGTCGAGCCATCGTTCGCCTTGAACGACAGCCCAAGTCCGGTGGTGCCGTGTTGGGAATTCAGCGCTTCGGCTCGGGTGATGATGCCGATGTACTTCCCGCTCTCGCGGATGCTGCTGAAAAAGTTGTCGGCCGACTTGGCGGAATTGGCGTCGAGTTTGAAAGTCACGATAGCTCCTTAGGCTGCTTGCTTGTGGGCTGCGATTTCGTAGTAATCGCTGATGGCCGCGTCAACTGCGGCGAGGTCGTTATCGATGAATTGGTCTTGGAACATTCCCAGCGGGCTCTTCGTTGTGTCGCTCCCGTTGTTTTGGGTCGCGAACAAGAAACTGCCATCGCGTACCTGGGTGCGCAGGACGATGGTGAACAGCCCTTCAAGGGTGATCTTTTCGTCCAGCATCTTCCCGACCGTCTTGATCTTGGTTTTGCCGAACTGGTCGGTTTCCGTGTGCGACAGCACGTAGACACGGCGATGGGGTGCGAGGTCAGAGGCGGCCGACAAGATGTTCCAGGCGTTCTTGCCGATGTCGGTGAACTTGTCGTAGCCCTTCTCGTCAGTGCGACGCATGTACTCGTTTGCCATCACGTACTGGAAGTCATCGATCACGACAACTTCGTGCGGAGACTGGCGAAGCACTTTCTCGATCAAGGTGGCGTTGTCGGTCTGAAAGACGTTGCCCTCAGACTTCAACGCTTCCCGGACCTTCCAGCCCTTGGCTCGGAACGGCAGCGGCTTGCGGATCGCTTGGATCAGCAGCGTTTTGGACGGGTCCAGGTTGCGCAAGCTTGTGCTCTTGCCTGTTCCAGACTCGCCGAGGATCAGTGTTGCGATACTCATCTTCACACTCCAGTTCAGTACGTCGATAAAGGTCGTAGAAGGTCCGCTTGGCGCCGCTCATACGTTCCTTAGTTCCCTTGTGAGTTGCACAGTCAGCGCATGGATGTGCGCTTGCGTCACCTTGATCTGCGCCGGCAGGTGCTTGCTGGCGTGCTCGAACTCGGCTTGTTGCCGGGCGAGGTCTTGCTCTGCATGGACAATCAGCCAGCGCGTGTAGGCGCAGTTCAGCCTGGCGCGCAGCTTCGACCACAGGGAGCGGCGAAGGGGGATGATTACGGCTGGCATTCAGAGCGCCTCACTGCTTGACCCAGTTCACTTGCTTTGGCACGCATACGAACTCGATGCGCTTGACCGTGCCTGCTGCCATGGACTTGGCCTTGTTGCCCGCCGCAAGGCAAGCTTGCTCACCGATGAATTCGGCAGTCGTTAAGGCGTTGCTATTCCCGTCTCCCAAGGGGCCGACGTGCGCGAACAGGATAAGGACAAAGACCGTTGTGTTCATTACGAACCTCTCGTGTATGAAGAATCAGCCTGTGGCTGCATGCAAGTAGCCGAAGCGGCGTGATCGGATCAACAAACGCCGGTCAGGCAAAGAATCACCGTCGCAACCCCAGCCACCAGAGCAGTCCCGATGGCAATCGAAGCAGCACGAGATTCAGCGAAGAGCGGGCTCATCACAGATCCCCCCAAGCAGTCTCAAACCGCCCACGCACACGAACACCGTGCGCTCGGGCCAGGGTGTTGCGCATGTCGTCCAGCAGCGTCTGGCGCTGCCGAAGCTGCAGGGAAGTGAGCCCAGCCAGCACAGGGTCCGGCGCGCGGCCGATCAGAGCGTCTGCCGCATCCGCATCGGCCTTGCGGTCGGGGTAGTGGTCGGCGAAGACCTTCTCCATGACGTAGCTCATGACGGCCTCGCGTTGTTTAGTCCTGGACCTGACGCCAACCTTCAGGCGTGTGCTCGCGCTGGCGACGGATCTCGAACGTGCCAGCGGGGATGGCGATGGTCTTGTGGGTGTCGAACGAACGCAGGTGCTCCAGCAGCGTTTCCGTGGCGTCCGTGGCCTCGATGACCTGCAGGTAGCCCACCATCGGGTCGTCGGTGGTGAACATCTGCACATTCGGCCGCTCGGCGATGATGTGATGGTGGCCCGTCTCACTGTGGGCCACGATGAATGCGCCGTTTTCCGCCTTCATCGGCTTGACCCCTGCAGGCAGCGAATCCACTCGGCGAATCATCAGATCGCCTTGGGCGGCTTGGTTCTTGAACGTGATGTGAGTCATGGGGTTTCCTTTCAGGTTCTCACTTCCACTCGATAGCGCTTGAGGTCGTTCTCAAGCCCATAAGTCCACGCGGAGGCCTCCAACGCGGTCTTGCACTTCGGATCGACCGGCAATACAAATGAGCGTCCCGTGCCGCATCGCACCTTGAGAAACCGCTCCTTGCCGGAGTCCGGGATGTCGCATTCGAGAAGCGTCCCGATTTCAGGGTCGCCGTCCTCATCGATCACGCGAGCATTGAGTTCGGACAGAACTGATGCCCAGCCCAGCAGTTCGCAGGCGGCGCGGCGCTGCTCCACATTCGGCCAAGCCAGCGCTTCTCCGGCGGTAGGCTTACGCGTCGTGATCCATTCGTCGGGGATGCGGACACCGCGAATTGAATAGATTGCCCATCCGTCTGGGTACAAAATGGCTGGGCCAGCAGTGTTGTGCAGTCGCCCCTGTTCATCGCGATGGATCTCGCGTGGCCGATCCGAGATCGCCAACACGTTCTCGTGCCACCATGTCCAGCCACAAGACTTGATGAGCGCCTCGTCGATCTCGAACCGTTCGAGAGTCGCGTCACGCCAGCCGCAAACATCGCGAAAAAATGAAACGTAGGCGCCCCACCCGGCCCACAGTTGTCCGCCGCGATAGTTGTAGAGGCCCGACTCGACCTGCGACCAGACCCGCGACCTGACCTGCGACCCGACCTGCGACTCGACCTGCGACCAGACCTGCGACCAGACCTGCGACCCGACCTGCGACCAGACCTGCGACCCGACCTGCGACTCGACCTGCGACCAGACCTGCGACCTGACCTGCGACCTGACCTGCGACCTGACCTGCGACTCGACCTGCGACCAGACCTGCGACCCGACCTGCGACTCGACCTGCGACCAGACCTGCGACCCGACCTGCGACTCGACCTGCG